CTGCGCAGGGTGTATTCCTGTTCTGGTAAGTGTATCCTCTTCCATATTACAATTATAAAAAGGAGTTAAACATGCCTGAAGTTTCTACAGATGTTGCTGTAAACGGCAAACAAGAAGACTGGATGACTAAGAGATGGCGTCCAGCAATGGGATGGACATACATGGCAGTATGTATATTCGATTTTATTTTAGCGCCTGTTCTTTGGTCTCTAGCCCAAATTATAGGTGGTGGCGAAGTTAAAATGCAATGGTCGCCAATATCCCTACAAGGTGCTGGATTCTTCCACATCGCTATGGGTGCTGTACTAGGTATCGCTGCTTACGGACGTACAAAAGAAAAGACTGCAGCTATGGACGCTGATAAGTCTGAATAAATATGATTATAGACTGGTGGGTGTACTTATTTCTTGAATTGTGGTTCGCCCCCTATAAAATAATTGGAATGACATCAACATGAGGTGAAAATGAAAGTTGTTATAACTGGGCATGCATCTGGTATAGGTAAAGCGATTTTTGAAACATTTAACAACAAAGGTATATCATGCGTTGGTTATGATATTAAAAGTGGCAAAGACATAAACGATACTCGGGTAGTAGAAGAACTATTACTCGAGTGTTCGTCTTCTGATGTATTCATCAACAATGCTTTACCCAATCAGCATCTTCTGCTAAGTAAAGTCCACGACATGTGGCTTGGTAAGAACAAAGTTATTGTTAATCTATCAAGCGCAGTCACATATCTCTACAACGAATCAAATCATCCAGCTGACTTTGCTGGTTACTACCAACACAAACAAAATCTAGATGTTCTTTGTAAAGAGTTGACATTAAATAGATATCCGTATATAATGAATGTTAGACCTTCTTGGGTAAACACGCAACTTGCAAGCCAGATAGAAGGCATCAAAATTAATCCTGCTGATCTCGCAGAACTTATACATTACCATGTAACGAACAGGGAGAAGTATCAAGTAATTGATATTGTTATACGATGAGTGAATTAAAACAGTGGTCAATGAGCGAACGACCAAAGAAAGTTACAAAGACCACACGCTACTGGGTTCATTATGACAATGAAAAACATCTAGACATTCAATGCGGTAATGCAGCATATGTGTTAGGTTATAATGATGGTGATGTACTAAATGCTATGCGTGAGCAGCCAGTACATTTTCTACGTGGTAATACTGGCGAGTCTAGTGATATGGCAGACCAACTCGCAAACTATATTTGTGAGAAAGGTAACTGGGCATCTGTTGCTTGGGCAGTAAGTGGTAGTGACGCTGTTGAAGCAGCGATTGCTATGAATGATACTTACTGGCAATACTCAGGTTCACCAAACAAAAACAAAATTCTTTGTTTCGCTCCAGGATATCATGGAACCACAATGTTGGCTAAACATCTACGTGGCGAATATCCATACCTCAATCGTGCACAGATTGTTCAAGCGCCACAGTGGAGAAATATTGAGGATCGTGAACGAGTAGAGAATGCTGCTCTTGATTCAGTTAGACAAAGGTTACTAGAGAATCCTGACATCGGTTGTATCATCATGGAGACTATGCCATGGGTAAGCGACATTTCTCCATACAGCAAAAACTGGTGGGAGACTATCAGAAACCTGTGTGACCAATTCGGTATCCTAATGATTGTTGATGACGTTGCTCTTTGCTGGGGTAAGATGGGAACAATGTTTGGTTACCAAGCCTACGGTGTTCAACCAGACATCTCTGCTCTAGGAAAAGCATTGACTGCTGGCTACTCGCCACTAGGTGCTGCGGTATGTAACAAAAGAGTTGATGACGTGATTTCACGTAGGTCTTGGGATCATGGTCATACGTGGGCACCGAACATGCAGGGAGTGGCTGCATCCCTTGCTGCTACTAAGAAAATTGAAAATCTTCTATCCCGTGTTCCTATGATCCAGCAAGAACTAAAGAAAGTAGCCGATACGCTAGGACTCAATTACCGTGGGGATGCCTTGTTTGCGTGTTTTGATACGCCAAGGATGATAACCCTCGCAGAACTCTCAGAAAACGGTCTTGCAGGGACTATTCCAGGGCTGAATTCAATCAAGGTAATATCTCCCCTCATCGCCGACGATGAGTACTTTGGAGAGCTTCTGGACCGTCTAAAAAGGCTATTTTGACCCAAAAATAACCCTTTTGGGCGTAGGGTTTTGTGAAATAGTGCTTTACAATAATTCAATATTCCTGTATAATTATCTTATGATGATTAAAAAAGGAACTGAAAAAATGGCAAAGTTTGACAAAACCCTGTTCAACTACTCTGGTGGGTTTTTGACTTACGGTGGTTATCCCGAGCGTCCTAAGTTTATTGCTCGATTCAAATATCGTGGCACTCCAATCACCAAAGGTATTTTTGTTACTCAACTGATTAAGAATCATTCTGTTGAAGAATATTTTGCCAAACTTGAAGCTGGTTCTGCACCTCTCGAAATTTTGCGTGATGCTGATCCAAAATGGTACGAAACACGTATCGAAAAATTCAAAGCCAAATTTGCTTAATACGGAGAATATATTATGAAACTTTTGAGTACTGGAAATCCAAAATTGATGAAGGGCGAGAAGCAAGGATATTTGTCCTTCGTCCTCCACCTGTCCCCAGCCAATGTTTCTGGCTACGAAACCTGTCCCAAACGTACAACTGGTTGTACTGCTGCATGCTTGAATACTGCTGGACGTGGTGGTATGTTCAAGAAAGGTGAAAGCACCAACATGATTCAGGAAGCACGTAAACGTAAGACTCGCATGTTCTTTGAACAGCGTGAGCAGTTTCTTGCTGACCTCGAAGCAGACATCCGTCTCGGCATCAAACAAGCCGAGAAAAAAGGCATGACACCTGTTTTCCGTCTTAATGGCACTAGCGACATTGCGTGGGAAAAATACGGTATTATCGAAAAATTCCCAAACGTGCAGTTCTATGACTACACGAAGATGCGTAACCGTAAAGTTACCCATCTGAAAAACTACCACTTGACATTCAGCAAGGCTGATGGCAATGACTTGGATGTTCGTTTGGCAGTTAACGAAGGTATGAATGTAGCAGTAGTATTCAAAGTTGTTCCTACTACATTCCTCGGTCGTCCTGTTATTAATGGTGACGACACCGATCTACGTTTCCTTGACGACAAGAATGTTATCGTTGGTCTAAAAGCCAAAGGTAAAGCAAAGAAAGACGCCACTGGTTTTGTGGTTTAATTTGGAGAAATTATGAGTACAGTGTTTATTGTGAAAGTATATGATTGTGGCGAAACAAGTATCGATGGTGTTTACTCAAAAGAAGTAGACGCAATTGAACGTGCGAGAGAACTGGCTGAATATTCAGGACTCAAGGAAGAGGAAGATAATCCTTACTACTATGAAGACGAGTATCAGCAAAATGCGATTGAAGTTTCTGAATGGGATGTTCTATAATGAATAAATTTCAACAAGTAAAGCAAGAGAATGAGCAGAACAAAGAGATCCTGCTTATTGCTCAGGAAGAATGTGCTGAGGTTACCCAAGCCATCAGCAAGATTTTTAGGTTTGGTATGGAGTCAGAACACAAGGGTTTCACAAATCGTGAACGACTCGAGTCAGAGTTGGGCGACTTGATGTGTATGATTGATTTGATTATTGACAGTGGTATGGTATCTGAAGCTGCAGTAATGACAGCAAAAGATGAGAAGATGATGAAACTCCAAACATGGTCAAAGATTTTTGATATTCTGTCAGGTGCAAAAGATGAATCTAAATAAATTCTTCGACACTTTGGCTAGTGATAATTCTAGGAATTTTAAACTAGAACAGCTAAACAAAAACAAAGACAACGAACTGCTAAGAGAAGTTGTTCGTCTTGCTTTGGATCCGTTCACTCAATTCTATCAACGAAAAATTCCTGAGTATGAATTTGTTGGTGAAGATTCTGAACACCAGACATGTTTAGAAATGGCTTTACAAAATCTATACTACCTTTCTAGTAGAGAAGTGACTGGCAATGCAGCCATTGCGCATCTTCGTGCCATTTTGTCTGGTCTTGAACCAGATGACGCAAAGGTTATTGAGCGCATTATTCAAAAGGATTTGAAGTGCGGTGTCGATACATCTACTGCCAATAAAGTTTGGATGGGTCTTATCCCTGTCTATCCTGTTATGTTGTGCTCGCCTTTTGAACAAAAGCTGGTGGACAAAGTTAAGTTTCCTGCCTATGCTCAAATGAAAATGGATGGTATGCGGTTTAATGCTATCGTCAAGAATGGCGCTGTTGAGTATCGTAGTCGTAACGGTAAAGAACTTAATCTGTTGGGTAACCTCGATGACCAGTTCTTGGCTATGGCTGATGGTGGTGACTATGTGTTTGATGGTGAACTGTTAGTAATGTTTCCCGATGATATTCAGTTCGCAGATCGTCAGACTGGCAACGGTATCCTCAACAAAGCAAACAAGGGCACTATCTCAGCGGAAGAGGCATCACTTATCCATGCCAGCGTTTGGGATGTGATTCCATATGTGTTGTTCTGTGATACATATTGCGCAACACCATATAGCAAACGATTTAGTCAATTGAAAACTATGCTCGAGAATGTGAAGGTTAAGGGTAAACGTATATGGACTGTTACATCTACCATTGTTGAGACTGTCGATCAAGCGCAAGAGATTTTCCAAGAATATCTCGCAAGTGGCTATGAAGGCATTATCCTAAAAGATGGAAATGGACCATGGGAAGACAAACGTGCAAAGCACCAGATTAAATTCAAAGGTGAGTTGGATTGCGATCTGAAGATTGTTGATGTTGAGCAAGGCACAGGGAAGTATGAGGGTATGCTGGGTGCAATTATTTGCGAGTCAGCAGACGGTATTATTAAAGTTAATGTGGGGAGTGGATTCAATGATGAACATCGTAAGACGCTTACCAAGAAAGATTTGGTTGGCAAGATTGTGGCTGTCAAGTATAATGCTAGGATTAAGAATAAACTTGGAGCTGAAAGTTTATTTCTTCCAATCTTTCTTGAAGTCCGTGAAGACAAAACTGAGGCAGACAGTTCTAAAAGTATAAAGTGATTCCAACTTTACTTAAAATAGAAAACGACGTATAATTGAAATATGGATACTAAACTTAAAACCAGCAAACCACGTAACTTAGTTGCGAAAGATTTACGCACCCCAAAATACAGGATGCGTGTGGTTCGTTCTAAGAAACAGTACTCACGTATCAGTGAATTTAAAATTTTGAAGGAGCAAGACTATGCCTAATTGGTGTGATAATTCAATTAAAATTTCTCATGAAGATAAAGCACGAATCGATGCGATCGATGCTGAACTTTCTAAAGTTGAGCCACAGTTGTTTAACAGCATCAACCCTCGCCCAGCTGACCAAGAAGAAAATTGGTATGACTGGAATGTGAATAACTGGGGCACAAAATGGGATGCGAGTGTTATTGATTTTACCCGAGAAGACGATAACACTATTATTGTTACTTTTGACACAGCTTGGAGTCCTCCAATCAAACTCTATTACTGGATGATTGAAGAAGGTTTTGGCGTTCATGGTTATTACAACGAGGGTGGCATGGGCTTTGCTGGTATCTTTGATAACGGTAATGATGAATACCACGAATATGATATTAGTGACCTTGAGAGTATTGAAGCAATGCCAGAAGAACTGATTGAATATACAAACGCACGTTTACACCACGAAGACTGGAAAGACAACGAAGAACATAGTGGCTCATATGAACGTGAAGAATTTTTTGAAGAAGAAGAAACTGAACAAAAACTTGGGAACTGAAATGCAGAAAGTTGTAATTAATCGTTGTTTTGGTGGATTCGGTATCTCGAATAATGCATTCGAGAAATTACTAGAGCGCAAAGGTATTGCGTTTGATAAAGTGCCAGCGAGGATGTCGTTTGGTGATCGTAAATTCGACTATTACAAAGCAGGTAGTCCTCAATCAGATGCAACATACCTGAGTGAATATGAGTTTTTTGAACAACGCAACGATCCAGATTTGATTGCTGTGATTGAGGAGATGGGTGAAGAATCATGGGGTTGGGCATCAGAGTTAGCGATCGTTGAGATTCCTGATGATGTTGAGTGGCACATCCATGAATATGATGGTCTTGAGCATGTTGCAGAAAATCATAGGACTTGGTCATGAAAAATTTAGAAATTCCTTTTGAAGTTGCTGATGGAATTACTAGAGTAAACCTAATCGAGTCTCGCAATTATCTTAAGAGCGAGTTAGAACAATGGCATGAAAACCCGAGGGATGAGAACAACCCTACTGGTTACTGGATGCATCCAGATGATATCGTTAAGAATAGTAAATTGATTCGAGCGATGGATTTAATTATTGATTATTATGGTGGTGATAATGCGTAAAGAACTAGACGAAGCACTCTGTGCAAAATATCCTAAGATCTTTGTTGATCGTCGTGCGCCTATGACACAAACATTAATGTGTTGGGGTTTTGAATGTGGTGATGGTTGGTATACTATCATTGATACACTTTGCGGTATGATCCAGTCACGTATCGATAATGCAAACAACGATCGTGAACGTGCTATCAAATGGAATCAAATGCTTGAAGATTGTGCGCATGGCGACTATCGTCTTTTCAATGAATACTACAGTTACGCAAGCGAACAATATCGTGTAAACAAACTGAAAACTATTTCTGAAGAAAAACCGAGAGAGGTTCCACCAGAACATGGTCAAGTTGTTGCGGTACAAGTGAAAGAAAAATTTGCTGGATTGCGTTTCTATGTTAATGGCGCAACTAATGAAATTTACAACTACATCAACTTCGCAGAGAGTATGAGTTATCGAACATGTGAAGTTTGCGGTTCTCCAGGCAAACGATATACTGACGGATGGCATAAAACACTTTGTGATATCCACGCAGAAATGGAAGGTCGTGAAGAAGAATATGCGGAGGAAGAAGAATGATTTACGATAAAGAATATTTTGAACAACAAATTGCGGGTGGCGCCACAGACAACTTTTTCTATGGCACTGAGATTGATGGTACAGTGAGAATTGAACGACATCGTGGTCCATTACAAACACTTTCTCTAGATGGGCTGGAGTTTGATCGTATGATGGGATCAACCCCATTCTTCAAACGAATAGAGGAAATAAAATGATTTATGATAAAGAAGATCTTAATAAGAAATTTGAACAGGTAGCAAGTTTTTTTGCTGTTGAAGATTTCGTTGAACCAGCACCAATCTATATCCATGGTCCAAACTGGACTGATGAGTTGCGTGAGAAACATGGTTGGGAAAAACAGCCTGATGGTTCTTGGGGACGTTTGATGACTTCTATGGAGATTTACAATAAACTCAAGAGCGATGTTGAAGAGTTGTTAATCAACTACAGAAATGCTTCTGAACGTGCAAACGATTTATCTCAACGCAATTATGAGTTAGAATATGCCTGTAGGGTTGCTGCCAAAGCAGTTGCCAAGAATTCAAAAACCACTGGAGAAAAAGTATGACACAAGTTGCTGCGCTGTTGAGACCGAGACCACGTGATGCTGAGATTACCACTTCGCAAAAATCTAAAATTGGATTTATGCCACTGGTTGACTGGTATAAAATTGGTAAAGAAAATTCAGTGTCAGTGACAATCTATAATCAAGGTATCACAAGGGATACCATCAAAGTAAAGGTGAGCCTAGCATGAAAACTTTCGTCTTTAAAACAAATGGGAATGATTATACTGCTTCAGTATCACATAACATGGTTACTGGCATGCATCATATAACCTTACGTCAAAAGATCGATGCTACAACATATGAATCTAAATTTGAAATGTTTTTAGAGAATGATGAGTTCGATAAGTTCGTGGAATTTTTAAACGCAATTAATGGAAACTTGAGGAGTGATTTGAAATGATTACAAGTAATAGTGGTGTAGATTTTATTGCTTTAGCAAAAGCAAGTGGTAATGATCCAATGGAAATTATCAAAGAACCAGAATTTCAAGAATGGTTTAGTGAGTATCTTAGCGAGAACACTATTACCGTAGAGTTCACTAAGAAAAATGGTGAGAAACGTCGCATGTTCTGTACACGTGATATTGGTAAAATTCCTGCTGACCAACAACCCACTGGCAGCAAAACAACTGCTACTGATGCGGTCGCTGTCTGGGATCTTGACATCAACGCATGGCGTAGTTTTAATCTCTCCAATTTAACTCGCATCGAGTGGAGCAAACAACCAGCATAAACAGGAGGCACTATGTCTAGTGAAGACGACAAAGTTAAACATTCCAAACGTATTCACAAGGAACAATCTGCGATTGATAGACAAGTGAAGATTGCTAAAGAATTTGGTATGGACGTCAAAGAGCCACACAAATTCGCAAAAAGACATGCACTAAATTGCGGTAACCCAAAATGTGTTATGTGTATGAACCCACGAAAGAGTTTTAAAGAAAAAACTATTCAAGAACAAAAGTTTGAACAGACGGAGAAATATGATGAATCAAATTAGTAACCCAGCTGATCGTCTTAAGATCAAAAAGATGCTTTCTGAAATTAGTAACAGCATGACACGTATCGATGCTGAGAAAGATCTAATTCGAGAAACAATTAAAGATATGGCTGACCAGTTTAAGTTGTCAAAGCGAACACTAAACAAAATGGCACGAGTATATCATAAACAGAACTTCCCGCAAGAAGTTGAAATGCATGAAGAGTTTGAAAACCTGTATGAAAGTGTGGTGAACAATGACTAAAGATTTGATTGTAATTCTGACTGCACTCAGTCTTGTAATTTTTGGCATCTTTGTGATGCCTCTTGCTGGAATTTGGTCACTAAACACTTTGTTTGGGTTGACTATCCCCTATACCTTTGATACGTGGCTTGCTGCATTCTTGCTGGGCGCTGTCGTTTCGGGGCAGGGGCTACGTTTCAACTTCAAGAAATAACCCTACTACCTGTAGGGTTTGCAAAGATAGTGCTTTACATTAATTCAGGAATATGTTATAATTATATCTTAATGGAGGTATATACCTATGGCTAAAATGAACACTGAACAACGTAAGGCATTTATCGATTCGCAAAAGGGTAGCGAGCCGATTATCAAGCAAGAGAACTATACTGGTTCTCTACATGCTGCCCTGAATTACTATAACGAACAGCACGACAATAAAGAAAAACGTAAGTGGGCTATCGCCTTTCTTGCAAAGACCGATAAGAAACTTGCCATCGAGTTGAATAAAATTGATGGCGACTATGAGTTTCGTTCATACGGCACACTTGCTCGCCTGATTATGCGTGGCAATGAGTTGGGTGAAAAAGAACTCAAGTGGATGGCTACACGTTTGGAGCAGATGAAACAACTTGCCCCAGCACCTGTGAAGACTGTTGAAGAAAAACCCACCAACGTAATTTCGATTCAGGAACGTATCCTAGAGAAAGCACGTGAAATCTCTGGAGAAATTGATGGTAGCATTGACGATTTTGTTCTTGCTGGTTGCCCTAAAGATTATCAGATCCCAGTAGCAATCAAAGCACTCAGTGCGCCTATTGCTAAACATGTTTCCAACTTCTATTCTAAACAAAAGAAAGAACTAGAAGAAGTACTTGAAGGTAAAGATCCGCAACTTGTTGAAGGTTACAGCAACTTTACAAAGATTCAGCTGAAACGATTTATTGCTTTGCTTGACACACTCATCGGTGAAGCAGAACAAGTTAAGAAAACTGTCTTCCGCAAACCACGAGCACGCAAGGCAAAACCTGCTGCTGAAGTTGTGAAGCGTATGAAGTTTAAGGCTACTGATGAAACCTATGGCATTGTCTCTGTGCAACCATACAAGATTATCGGTGCTTCAGAAGTATGGGTATTCAATACTAAGTATAAGAAACTACAAGTATACAGGGCTGTCGATAATGACAATCTTACTGTCAAAGGCACCACTATTCTAAACTACAACACCTCTACGTCTTTGTCTAAGACACTACGTAAACCTGAGTTGGTCAAAGATTATGCCAAGTTGGGTAAACGTGCTTTGAATAGCACCTACAAAGATTTGAAGACAAAGCCATCCACGCCAAATGGTCGTGTGAATGAAGAGTGTGTTATTATTGCGGTATTTTAATTATGATTCTAATTGACTATTCACAGGTTGCTCTCAGTAATATCCTTTCGTTTCAGCGTGAGTTGAAAACATCAGATCCTACTGAAATTAAAAACCTAATACGCCACGCAACAATATCTACAATCAAATACTACAAGAAGAAGTATGGTAAAGAGTATGGTGAACTTGTAATTTGTTGTGATGGTCGCCAATATTGGAGACGTGAACATTTTGCTCACTATAAAGCAGGACGTAAGAAGTCACGTGAAGCCAGCGACCTGGATTGGCATTTGATTTTTGATACGTTGAGCGAGATCCGTCAGGATTTGGTTGATCACTTTCCATACAAGGTTCTACACGTGGATCGTGCTGAAGCCGATGACATCATTGCTTCGCTTGTGTATCTTACCGATGAGTTTGGTTCGTCAGTTGCAGGTCAGCCTGTAATGATTGTGTCAAGCGATAAAGACTTCAAACAACTTCACACTTTTAATACAGTGAAGCAGTGGTCACCGATGCAGAAAAAAGCAGTGGTAAGCAAACACGATGAAATCAAAAATCAAATTCTTGAACACATTGTAAAAGGTGATGCTGGGGACGGCATCCCAAATATCCTGAGTAAAGATGATTGCTTTGTTACAGGACAACGTCAAACACCTGTGAGTGCTAAACGACTTGCAGAATTTTTAGAAAAAGGATTCGATGCTTGTCGCACTGATGAAGAGAAACGTAACTGGCAACGTAACGTGAAGTTAGTTGACTTCCATGCCATCCCTGAGGATATCAAACAAACGATTTGGGATAACTACCTAAATATTAGTCCAAAGGGTGATAAGCAATCTGTAATGAACTATCTGATTGCTAATCGTTGTAGAATGTTACTGGATGAGTTAGAGGAGTTTTAATGACAAAGCGTATACCTGAAATTTTGAAAGAAATCAATGAGGATCCTTCCTTGTTGAAAACAACCTACGCAAGAAACAATGCGTTGGCGATTATTTTTAAACATGCATTTTTGCCTGAGCACAAATTTGATTTACCTGAAACAGATCCACCATACAAAGAAGACGAAGCGCATGAGTCCATGTCGGCAACTAATCTCTATTCAGAGTTGCGTCGCCTATACATTTTCTCACGTAGCGATCTACAGAAAATCCGTAGAGAATCTTTGTTTATTCAACTGTTAGAGGGTGTGGCAAAAGACGAAGCCAAGTTGCTACTAGCCATTAAAAACCAAGAACTACCTAAACTCTACAAGAAAATTACAAAGAAAGCCGTTACGGAGGCAGGGTACATAAATGGATAATAGAAGAATTGCAACAATAACAAACATAGAAACAGGGACACCATCACCAGCTGAAGTACGTACGTATGTAGCTGAAGATAGAATGGTAGTCTTGTATCGTGAGTTCGCCAGTGGTCACTTGACTGCTGCAGAATTTTTTTGGCGTGAAGACAAGTGGGTTTCTGAAGACGGTAAGTATGAATCAGACTACACTTTCGATAAGACTATGAACGATGTGACTGTAAGAGTGAGCCGATGAGTGAAGAATTACCTAAAGATCATCCCTTCAGTAATGTATACAAATTTAAGAAGGTAGAGTCAAAAGAACCAGCGGATGGTTTGAATGCTATGCGTGAAGGTGCTGAACTTTTCACAATTAACAGAAACAGAAAGCTGAACATCTTCTTTCCTGGATTGACGGAAGGGGAAACCCTTGTTGTCACCACAACTATCGATGATTGTTGCAACGTCATCCGTAGTCACAACCACAAAGTAGCCATCTGGGAAGCACTTTGCAATCTAGACATGGTTCGCCAGCAGTACTCGCCTAATACGGCAGGGATTGGAGGGAAGTATGGAGACCCCAAAATCGACCTCCAGATAGGTTTTGTTGACCCTGACTAGCCAAAACCCTTATTTTGAGCCAAAAACTCCCCAAAACTCCTCCAAAACATCCCAAATAACCCTACTTTTCGTAGGGTTTTCCAATTTAGGGCTTTACATTAATTCAATAATCCTGTATAATTATTCTATAGAGTGAAAAAAGGAAGATAAAGATGAAGGGTTCTATACGGTTGTTGGTTGGTTTCTTACTGGTTTTCGGTGCGGTCGGTGGTATGGACTATGGTCCAGCTGAAGACTTTTACTACCAGTTGGGGCTGGCTGTCGTTGGTCTGGGTCTTATGTACTCAGGTGTTCGTGCTTTTAATGATGGTAAATTGTTCTAAGGAAAAACAATGGGATACTTTTCAAATCTTGAAGTTGAAATTCTTGACCTCTACGAAGAGGGTCTTGATCCTGCTGGCATCGCCAGAGTGACTGGCGCAACTCTTACTGACGTGCTTGAGTGCATCTCTCAGTTTGAAAATGGTGAGTTTGACAGCGAGCCAGTTGAACCTGATGACAGCTACGCTGATGCTGAAGCACTTGCTTCCGCAGGGTTTGGTACCGATGAAGATTATGGTTACTACGGAGACGAATAATGACGTACGTTGAAGCAAAACACGCCAATAAAATTTATGACCAACAACATGGTTCATTCTTTGATCGTGGTTCAGCTGACAGCTACTATGGTCGTTCACGTGATCCACATCGTGGTGGTGTAGGTGGTATGTCTGGTCCACGCATTGAAGCGAAGACTGAAGCAGAGTTTGAAGCATATCACGCTGGTTATGACTACAACGAACAGTATGGTGATAAGAAGAATTGGGGTTGATATGATGAATTTTATTCACAACCCTATGAGTGAACGTGACCTTGACAATCTCGAGTTTTTGTTGACAGCGTCTAACGAAACACTTACTGATTGGTTCTCTAAGATGGAACAGGATGATATTGACTACGCATTCGAATTACTTGAGATGGCTAAACTTGAAATGATTGACCAAGCGACGGAGCTAAGTTCCATGCGAGAGTCGACTGAAGCAATCAAGAAAATTATGGAGAAGTCAAATGGGTAATATCGTTGTAGGTTTTATCTTGGGATTCATTGTCGCAACAGTTGGTGTAAGCAACTTTGCATCTTATGTTGATGGGAAGGCTGAACAGGCTAAAATTGTAATAAAGGAAAATGTGAAATGAAGTTTGTATTTGTTATACTTGTACTAGCTGCTTGTGTTGCTTTAGCAGGTTGTGGAACTGTCGGTGGTACCCTCGCTGGCGCAGGAGACGATCTGAAAAAAGCAGGTGAGTGGGTTAAATCTAAATGAGGAAAATTACTATGAAGAAAAGTGCACTTGCAATGGCACTAGTCGCTGTGTTTACAGTTGGCTGTGCAACAAAGGGTTCACCTCCATCCCCTACGAAAGTAGAAAATAAATTGGAGCAAACACCTGACATTAAGAAAGCAGAAGCAGAGTTTCTTGAAGCAACTGGAACTGTTCAACTTCAGTTTTCTGAAGCTGGTGACTGGTTAGTGA